CAAGTTACTGGTCAAGCAAGCAGACGTAAACGTGCTCAACAAAACCGTGAAAGGAATTTCCAAGTAGTACACTAACCAATAACAGCAACGATACTTGACTCATGCATTACCATGTAGTCAGATTCCATTTCTGCAGCACCTGATAATTCAAACATAACAGTATCACCTGCTTTAACGTTTGTTTCTACCCAGACACCACCATCATACCTTCCAGGTCCAACAGCAACTACCATACCTCTATTAGATTTCTCTTGTGATGTTTGAGTTAAGATTAACCCAGACTCAGTTGTACTTTCAGTTTCTTCTACCTTTACGATAACTCTATCGTGTAATGGTTTTAAATTCATTTTATTTCTCCTATAAAAAAGGACTCCGAAGAGTCCTAATCAAATTAAACTATTTTAGTTTAGTCCTCTTTTGCTAGTGCTTCAAAGAAAGATAATGACTCATCATCCTCATCAAATCCACCAGCAGTCGCCAAAGCAGGTTCTTTCTTAACTTCTGCTTTTGGTGCTTCAGCAACATCCTCTGCTTTAGAAAAATCTTCAGCAGTAGTCTTAGGTGCTAAACCATTAAGACCAAGTACACGATTCAACTTAGTTTCTAACTCAACATATGATTTAAACTTCTTAGGATCTAAGAACTCTTTAAGTGAGTACAAAGAATCATATACCTTTTCTAATGCTTCATCATCTTCAAGCAACTTACTAGGTGCATCAAAGTCAGACTTGTCATAGTTACGATATCCTTCAACCTTACGAATCTTCAGTTTAAAGTCAGCACCTTCCCAGAAGTCAAATGGATTAACTGCACTTTCATCCTCAAACTCTGGATTCATTGCTTCATTAATCTTATCCCAAATTTTCTTACCGAATTGGTATAGGAATACTTTACCTTCATTAGCAGGATTGCCTGGATCTTTAACCACATAGATGTTAGCAAAGTATTTCAATCTACGTTTTTGTTTTCTTGCTTGCTCTTTACCAGCATCAGTTCCATTGTTCCAAAGAGTTGAGTTATACTCACCTAGTGGATCTTTTTCACCGATAGACGTTAAAGAGTTTTCAATGTACCAACCACCTGGACCTTGGAAACCATGGTCAAAGATTCGAACCCAAGGAAGATCTTCACCCTGTGGTTCTGGTAAGAAACGAATAACAGCATAACCGTTACCTGATTTATCTACTTCAGGTTTCCACAGACGTTCATCTGCTCCACCCCAACCACCTTTGGTTTGTAGTTTATCTGTTTCTTGAATTAGTTTTGAAAGAGAGGAACCTCTCGATTTTTTTAATGATGCGAAATCACCCATATTTTTACTCCGTATTGTATTTTATATTATTGTATTTTTCTTATTCACATTCAGATAGATTGCTCTATCCTTTTCATAATGTACACTTACTATTATACTCTCTTCTCACTCATAAGTAAAGTTTTCGAGCACAATTCTTTTATATTTTTTCTTATCCACTTGTAGTCTATTATGAAGGAAAGGTTTATATTTCCTCATCATATCCACAAAATCATTTAGTATATTATCTCTATATTTATACCAACTGTCAGAGTAGTTTACCAGATCGTCTAGTATAACCATTGTTTCTATACTGAGTTTACCTCGTGAGTATAGTCTGAATAATATCGGGTGTTTATTGTCAATCATCTTAAACACGTTGTTAAAGTTTTCTTCATACTCATTAATCACACCAACATCTTCTTTAAACGTATAAGTCATTGACTCAATCACTTTCTGCCACTTCTTATAGTTTACTTGATTGTTCTCTTGCATTAGATTGCCGATCCAAGAGTCACTGTTGCGAGTGATGTTTGCTACGATGTAGTCAATGAATTCCTCATGCTTAAACTTCTTACTTGCTTTCTCAAAGAAGTATTTGTCTTTACGAGTTTCATATGATGTAGCACTTGCTCTTACTTTACCATTATACTTAAAGAAGTCATAATTCTTATTAGTGAAGTGTTGCTTCAGTGCTAGGTATGTTTTGTATGTATCGAACCCATTCATGGTCAAATTCAAATTGGCAACCTAGCAGTCTTTTCAAGGTAGTTTAAATCTTGTGCTTCAACTTTGATTTTCTCTTTTATCAAAGGGCAGAGTAATTTTGCTGTATCCTCAATCTCGAATTCATTTTCCTCACACCACCATACGATTGCATCCATATATGATATTCGTTTTGCTATTACAAGTTTCTCAATCATATGTGAGAACTTTTCTTTGTTTAAGACTTCAATCATTTATTTCCTTTTAGTTGTTCGTATATTATATTATACTATAAAACTTATTGAATGTAAAGTTTATTCCCTTTTAGTTGTATATTCTCCCTAATATATTATTAAAATATTCATCTGCCCTGTCAAAAAACTTTGGGTTGTATGCAAATTTCCTAACGTCCTCTAGATAAATTTTATTCAACCCATTCTCACCTTGTATGTTTTCATAACCAAGGCATCTCGCTTGTGCCACTGTTCCCAACCCAGAAAGGATTTGTTTCGGTCTATATTCTTTTAAAAACTCACCAGCAATTGAAACAACTTCCTTAAAATCGGTTTGATCATTTTCCCAATATAATAATGGATTATCATGCCTACCCAACAGACTTAATAATTTTTTAGGCAATCCGTCCAACTTCTTTGCCATTACCTCGGGGTCTTCATATACTCTATATCCATAGTTGTTTGGATTCCTTTCTATCTTACTTGAATCATCACCTTTACCATTTGTCATAAATAATGGTTGCCATGAGTGATCATCAACCATATCACTGCTATGAAATTGTTCGAATGTTTTTCTCATACTTTCTATTGGTTCATACGGTAAACCTAAAATCATTGTATAATGAATACCGACGTTCCAATTTCTATCATTGTTTTTGAGTTTGTTTATATATTCTTCAAATTTATAATAGTCCTTACCTTTATGAATTGCTTTTCGTGTTTTGGGGTATAAACTTTCAACACCCATTGTACAACTAATCAACCCTTGGTTCACCATTTGCTCTGCGGTTTCAGGAAATGTTGCTAATAATTCAGGTTTGATGAATGTTTCATATGTAATTTTAAAATCAAGTTCTGATAATACATCATCAATTAATTTAATTTTTTGTCTACTGTCATTAAACGTATCATCTAAAAATACATAATTTGTAACCCCGAATTGTTCTTTATTATATTGCAATTCATGAACAAGACTGCTTTTTAATCTAAAATAATCAAACTTTTTCTTTCCATTCAACTCATAGGAACAAAAATCGCATTTAAATATGCACCCTCTTGATATTTCAATAGGTAATGAATCTGTTGACCTTATATCATCTTCCGGCAACCAAACAGTCCCAAGAGTTTTCATGTCATAATTGGTTGAATAATTCTTTCCATATATATTAGTCATAGAACCTTTAAATATTATTTGGTGCTCTATACTATTAATTTTTCCTGAAAGGTACTTTAATAAATCTACAAATGATAATTCAGAAAACCCAACCATTCTAAAATCCCAAGGTGGCATTTTTATTTTTGGTATATACTCACCAGCACCCCCAACAATAAATTTAATATTTGGAAATTTCTTCTTAACAATTGAAAATGCATTTTCAAAATTAGTTAAAATGTCAAACTCCGTCAAAAATGTCTTGCTCAATGATATAAAAAATGTATCCTTTGTTATAAGAGCATCACAAATAGCAACAATCTTTTCAACATCAAGTAATTGCCCATGGTCTATAACCCTTACATTATATCCTTCTTGTGCACAAATAGTTCTTATACGATATGCACCAATAGTTTTCATGTATTGCCTCCATGATTTAGTTTGTCCAGTAAAAATTAAACCGTGATATGAATTCATAAAATTTTAAATAATGCAATAATAATATTATACTATATTTTTGATGAAAAGTAAAGGTATAAATACTTTTTTTATATTATAATATTATTATGCCTTTATTTCCAATTGACACCACGCAACCATCAAAGAAATTTCTACAAGATATCCTTGACAATTCTAGTCAGGTCTTAAAAGAATATGATAATAATAAAAAAGACTTATATATTTATGAGTCTGCTGGATGCATAGGTTGGTGGATTACAATCCCATATAGGTTCGGACTTACTGAAAATTCTAAACACCTTCCATCCTTAATTGATATATTAAATACCACTAAAGACAAAACGAATTTACTTATGGTGGTGATATCAGACGTGACACCTGGAATTCCGCAATCACCCCACACTGAAGAATTGCCTGAAGGAATATCTCGATACCACATACCAATAAAATATAATCCTACTGCTAGATTAAACGTTCTTACTAATGGGGAATATAAAGCATACGAATGGACAGACCATAACGTATTTGAATTCGACGAAGCAGGAAATCCGCATTATATCACTTGCCCTGGAGGTGATAATCGGATAGTTATTATGGTTGATTTATTTGACGGAGATATTACAGAACAACAATTAAAAGATATAGAACAATGGTATGTTGATTGGGAAGATAGTGTGCCATACCACCAAGTCAAAATGGCATAAAACTTCGTGCCATACCTTGAGGTGAAAACTTGTTTGACATGTTACCAACAGCACCATTCATATAATTAATTTGCTGGGTTAATTGATGGATATGTTCTTTCATTGCTAATGTCGTATTATTCATCGTAGTCATATCTTTATTGATAGACTCCATTGAATAAGTCATTTGGTTCA